ATGGGTTTGGCCGTCAGGATGTGCTGGAGAAGCTGTATCACTACGAGCAGGAAGAGGAGGAAGCAAATGAACGGAGTATTAGAGGGAATCGAGAGAGTTATTGTTGAAAGCAAAGACGGGGAGCTCATAGCCACAATCACAGAAGATGAGATTAACTGGGACCCGGAATATCAAGTGCGACTGAAACCAGTTATTCCGGAGCATAAGCTCTTTATTTCCTGCCCCATGAAGGGACGAACGGAAGAGAACATCAAAAAGAGTTTCGAAGTACTGAAGAGAACGGCGGAAGCATATACCGGAGAAACTTTGGCGGTAGTCAATCCCTATGAGCCGAAGACTTTTGAAAGCGATGCGGATCGCATTCGAAGCCTTGGCGATTCTATCAGGTTGATGGCAGAAGCGGATTACTTTATCACATTCGAAAATTATTTCGATTATAGAGGGTGCTCCGTAGAAAATCAGGTTGCGGCACTATATGGCTTGAGAAGAGTGTTAGCAATGACTAAGCTTGCCGCACCCGATGTACTGGATAAAAGGAATGAGGAAAGCGAAGATGAAGATTCGGACACTTGGAAGAAAAAGCAAAATGAAAATGCGGATGAAAGAAAACGTAGAACTGGGAATCCGTGAGAGTTATCTTGGCGTTCACGGGTCTATAACACTAAGAGCCGGTGATGTATTTGAAGTAACCAAGATGTGCGGCGGCTGTAAGTTGGAACGGGACGGAATGCGCATCTATGCAACTGAAGGGTTCGATACGTTACTTATGGAGAAGGTGGAAGAATGAATAAAGCAGTATTGATGGGCCGGTTAACGAAGGATCCTGATGTCCGGTATACTCAGGACGCACAGCCCATGTGCATAGCAAGGTACACTCTTGCGGTGGATCGGAGAGGGAAGAAGGACGGGCAGCAGACGGCGGATTTTATCTCCTGCGTAGCATTCGGCAAGGCAGGAGAGTTCACAGAAAAATATCTCCACAAGGGGATGAAGATCTGTGTGGCCGGGAGGATCCAGACCGGAAGCTACACCAGACAGGACGGTACCAAGGTTTACACGACAGACGTTGTAGTAGAAGGACAGGAGTTCTGCGAAGGCAGGGCAGCGAATGACGTCGCACATAACTACAGCACGCCTGCACCGCAGAGTTCAGGGACTAGCGCTGCCTTAGATGGATTTATGAACATCCCGGAAGGGATCGATGAGGAGCTGCCATTCAACTGAGGAGGCAAGGGATGTCAACAAAATTCGCTGAGGATGTATACGTGACATGCCCGATGTACTGCAAGGAGGCATCCTGCGAAATAAGATGCCTCCCACTGACAGACGATGCCACTCACACCACGATCAACTTCAAGAACGCAGAGGTAAAACGGGTATACAAGAAGGACTTCTGCAAGGGCTGCTTCTGGAACTGCGTCGTGTACCGGGCAATTGCTGAGAGCGAGGACGGGATCGATAGAGACCGAAAGGGCATGGAAGAGAGAGCCCAGGCAAAGTATCGAAAGAAGATGAGAATGTAAAAAAGAGGATCGGGATCTCCCCGGTCCTCTTTTCTTTTCCGATTGTATCACAGAGGGTGCCCTATAAAGCGGGCCTTTTCCTTGTCAAAATATAGGTTATAGGGCAAGGAGACTATGCTTACAGAAAAGCAGGAAAAATTTGTACAAGAGTTAATAAAGAACGGAGGGAACCAATCCGCAGCATATCGGGCTGCATATGACACGTCAAAGATGAAAGAGAAAACGGTTACTCAGAAGGCGTGCAGGCTCTTTCGGCAAGGCAACGTCAGGGCAAGGTATGACGAAATTCAGGGCAAGGTCATCGAGAAGACTGCTGATGATGCTGCCTCTATGCGTGCCTTTATCATCGAGAAGCTCAAGGAGATCGCAAGCGGAGAGCTGACAGACATCGAAGAAGGCAGATGCGCAGATGGATCATGGGGGATCAAGAAGAAGACCCGAAGAGTCAGCGATGTGCAGGCGGCGCTCCAGAAGCTGGCAGAGTACTACGGCTGCACTCCGGAAGCTGCACAGAGCACAGAGATCGTGATCCGGTACGAAGACGGTGACGAGTATGCAGACTGAGCTCATCATTGGCAGGCCTTCCGAAAAGCAGAAGAAATTTCTTCTCGATCATCACAAGATCGTAGGCTACGGAGGCGCAAGAGGCGGAGGCAAGAGCTGGTCCATCCAGACGAAGGCGAAGCTCTTGGCCTTTAAGCACAAGGGGATCAAGATCGCCATTTTCCGGCGGAAGTACCCTGACCTCGAAAAGAACCACATCCGTACCCTCGTGGGGGAGCTTGTGGGCGCAAAGGTGGCGAAGTACTCCAAGCGGGATAAGCGCCTGACGTTCAACACCGGCTCCGTGATCGAATTTGTATTTGCGCAGCGCACGGATGAGCTGGTCATCAAGACGCAGGGTATCGAGTGGGACGTCATTTTTATAGACGAGGCGACGCAGTGGACAGAGGAAGAGCTGAAAATGATTTACTCGTGCTGCAGAGGCGCAAATGACCATCCCAAACGCATCTATCTCACCTGCAACCCCGGAGGCGTGGGGCACCAGTACATCAAGCGGATCTTCATCGACAAGAAGTATTTGCCCGGCGAGTACCCGGAAGACTACAGCTTCACGCAGGCGAAGCTGACCGACAACACAGTCCTCATGAAGAGAGATCCGGGATACATCAAGAGTCTGGAAGCGCTCCCTCCGAAGCTACGGAAGGCATGGCTGGACGGTGAATGGGATGTCTTCAGCGGTCAGGTCTTTGAGGAATTCCGGGATGATCCGGAGCACTACGAGGACAGGCAGTGGACGCATGTGATCGAGCCCTTCGATATCCCGATAGGGTGGACGATCTGCAGAAGCTACGACTTCGGATACAGCAAGCCTTTCTCCTGCGCGTGGTGGGCTGTGGACTATGACGGTAGGCTGTACCGCATCCTTGAGCTGTACGGATGCACGCAGACCCCGAACGAAGGCGTGAAGTGGACCCCGCAGGAGCAATTTAAGCGTATCCGGGAGATCGAGACTCAGCACCCATGGCTCAAGGGCAGGCGGATCTTCGGCGTAGCAGATCCTGCTATATGGAACGCGGAGAGCGGGGAAAGCGTAGCGGATGTAGCTGCGCAGCATCAAATCTATTTCGACAAGGGAGATCACGAGCGGATCGCCGGGTGGATGCAAGTGCATTACCGTCTGGCATTTGATGATAACGGAATCCCCATGATGTACATCTTCAGCAACTGCAAGGCTTTTATACGGACGATTCCCTTACTTGTGTATGACGAGCACAAGGTAGAGGACATCGACACGACACAAGAGGACCATGTGGCCGATGAGGTACGGTACGAGTGCATGAGCAGGCCGATCAAGCCGCAGCGAAAAGAAGTAAAGGTTGAGATCAAGGATGATCCTCTCAATCAGAGGATACGTAAGCAGCGGGCGAAATTCATTCCGCACGGATAGGATAGGAGAAGAGCATGGCAGACATTATTGACATCACACAGCAGCCGGAGGAAGCCATACAACCGGTACAGCCGATTGGCAAGGAGCAGGTCCGCAACGCATACGAGGTGCTCCGGAAGTACAAGCAGGGCAAGCAGCGCCTCGAAGACAAGATCACGCGCAACGAAAAGTGGTGGAAGATGCGCCACTGGGATCTGATGCAGACGGAGGAGACGATGGATGACCCGAAGCCTGCGTCCGGGTGGCTCTTCAATGTCGTCATCAGCAAGCACGCAGATTTTATGGACAATTTTCCGGACAGCGACATCCTGCCAAGAGAGCCGGGGGACGTGGAGGAAGCACAGCGCTTGTCTTCCATCATCCCCGTAGTGATGGATCAGATCGGATACCGGAAAGTTTACTCGGATGAAGTGTGGTACAAGCTGAAGAACGGCACCGGGTGCTTCGGTGTCTACTGGGACCAGAGCAAGCTCAACGGCCTCGGGGACATCTCCATTGAGAACGTAGATTTGCTCTCGATCTTCTGGGAGCCGGGGATCAAGGACATCCAGAAGAGCAAGAACATTTTTACGGTCGAGCTTGTGGATAATGACACGCTGAAGCAGGCCTACCCGCAGGTTGCGGAGCAGCTCTCTGCCTCCAGCGACACGATCCTCAAGAAGTACATGTACGACGAGACGATCGACACGACCGGAAAGACTGCGGTCATCGACTGGTACTACAAGAAGCCGGTGAATGGCAGGATGACGCTGCAGTACTGCAAGTTTGTCGGGGACACAGTCCTTTATGCGACAGAAAATGACGTGAATCCCCCTACGGAGCCGCAGGAGCAGCCTGTATTTGATGAGAACGGGAACGCTCTTCTGGATCCGCAGACAGGACTCCCTGTCACACAGGTGGTCAATGTGGTCACCGGTCCAAGCATGGCAGAACGTGGTCTGTACGATCATGGGAAATATCCCTTTGTATTCGATGTGCTTTTCCCGGAGGCAGGAATGCCGGTGGGATTCGGCTTCATCGATGTCTGCAAGAATGCGCAGGCTTCCATCGATATTTTCAACAACGCCTTCGAGAAGAACGCACAGCATGTCTGCTCTCCCCGGTACCTCGTCCGCAATGACGGCGGAGTCAACGAAGAGGAATTTGCCGATCCGAACAAGCTTATTGTCCACGTGGACCGCAACATGGGGCAGGACTCCATACAGCCGATCAATGTACCCACGATGGTGAACAGCAATTATATCTCAATCCTTGAGAACAAGATCAACGAGATGAAGGAGACCGCCGGAAACCGCGATGCCAACAACGGAGGCACTCAGAGCGGCGTGACTGCAGCATCCGCGATTGCAGCAATGCAAGAGAGCTCCGGAAAGACTTCAAGAGACCAGATCAACACAACCTTCGATGCGCACAAGGAAATCGTGACCATGGTGATTGAACTGATCAGGCAGTTCTACTCTATGCCGAGGCAGTTCCGGATCACGGGAGAGCAGGGGGAACAGGAATTTGTCCAGTACTCGAACGCCGGGCTTCAGCCGCAGGATCAGGGCACAGAATTTGGAATCGACATGGGATACCGGGTTCCTGCCTTCGACGTGAAGGTAGAAGCAGAGAAATCCTCTTCCTACAGCAGGCTCTCACAGAACGAGCTTGCAATGCAGTTCTACAACGCAGGCTTCTTTAACCCTCAGTACGCGGATCAGGTATCTGCCTGCCTTGAGATGATGGACTTTCAGGGAAAGCAATCCGTGCTGCAGAAGGTACAGCAGAACGGCGGCATGTACCAGCAAATGCTCCAGATGCAGCAGCAGATGCTCCAGCTCTCTGAGATGATTGATCAGCTCTCCGGTGGACAGTACAACATGTCCGGCCAGATGTCCGATCAAATCAACCAGAACCTGAATGCGCAGGAAGGGACCCCACACGGGACAACCAAGATGCCTACAAGCACAGCAGATGAGTCTGCAATCACGAAAAACGCAAGAGAGCAGACCGCTCAGACCACGAATCCGTCATGACAAAGATCACATATTACAGAACTGAAGACGCTTTTGAAGTCCGCCTAGACGGGCATGCAGGATACGCAGGCTATGGAAATGACATTGTCTGCGCATCCTTGTCTACTCTCATCCAGACACTTGCGGCAAGGATGCCATCTGTGACAGACCGGTATGACTTCAATCTGGAGTCCGGCTCTGCATGGGTGCGTGGTATGGGAGCAGAAGCTGTGAAGGCCTTCCAGACCATACTGACAGGCTTTCGTGGCGTGCAAGAGGCCTTTCCGAAGTATGTGTCTATTGCAGAGGCAGGGTGCCCTATTTTATCGAAGCGAAATGTGAAAGTATAAGCGTATAAGGGTCGCGACCTACCGCAGATGATGAAAGGAGCAATATGCCCTATAAGTTACATGCCTTCCGTCTTCAGCTTTTCGCAGAAGATGGCGGAGGCGAAACAGCAGCTGTAGCGGATACTTCCGCAGTCGTCACTGCCGACACGGGTGCACAGGATCCAGCAGGAGCCGAAGCACAGCAGACCGCATCTGCAGACGGAGAGGGTCAGCCTCCGGAAGAGTCATGGGACTCGCTGATCAAAGGTAAGTACAAGAAGGAGTACAGCAAGTCTGTACGCGATGCCGTAAATAAGCGGTTCCGCAATCATTCGGACCTGCAGGGCAAGGTCAACGCCATCGATCCGATGGTGCAGGCTCTCGCCAAGAGGTACGGGATCGCACCTGCTGAAGACGGCGGTATCCCCATCGATGCCCTGACAAGGGCGGTGATGAACGACGATCAGGCATTGCAGAAGGAGGCTTTTGACAGAGGCATGTCAATCGAAGATCTTCGGTACATGCACGACATGGAGAGGCAGAACGCCTACTACAAGTCGCAGGCCCAGCAGGCAGAGCAGCAGAGAGAGTGGGACGCTATTCAGTCTCAGGGAGAGCAGCTCAAGCAGCTGTATCCGGATTTCGATCTGGACACAGAGATGGGAGACGCTCAGTTCGGGCACATGGTAGCCACACTCCAGTCATCCGGTTTTCCGAATGCGTTGCAGATTGCATATGAAGCTGTCCACAGAGACGAAATTATGAGCGGAGCCATGGGATACGCTGTGAAACGTACACAGCAGAAGATGAGCAACGCCATCCAGTCCGGCATGAAACGGCCCGCAGAGAACGGAGCCGGTGGCCAGCAGGCAGGTGCAGCGACCGGCGTAGATCCTTCCAAGCTTACCCTGAAACAGATTGAGGATATCAAGATGAGAGCGCAGTCTGGTGAGAGGATTACGTTCTAGGAAGGAAATGAAAATGAAAAACGACATCATCGTCAAGGATTCGGCAATCCACTTTGATCTGCAGATGTTTGTAGACCCGAACCCGAACACAAACGTAACCACTGCAGCAACTACCGGGAACAATCTGTCCCCGACCATGAAGACGTTCTACAAGACATCTCTTCTGCAGAACGCCCGCAATGAGCACTACTTCGCGCAGTTCGGTCAGAAGCAGTCTCTCCCGAAGAATGGCGGCAACAAAGTTGAGTGGCGGAAGTTTAAGACCTACGCCAAGGCTATGACTCCACTGACTGAGGGTGTGACTCCTGACGGTAACAAGGTAGACATGATCAAGATCGAGGGTGAGATCAACCAGTACGGCGACTACACCACGATCTCCGATCGTCTGGAGCTTGAGGCAGTGGACCCCATCATCACTGCGGTTACTGAGGAGCACGGTGCTCAGGCCGGTGACACCATGGATACGGTTATCCGCAACGAGGTTATCACCGGAACAAATGTCATCTATGCTGGAGCTAAGACCTCCAGAGAAACGCTCGGAGCAGCAGATACACTGACTTCTGAGCTTGTCAATCAGGCTGCTACTTTCCTGAAGAAGCAGCACGCTCCGAAGATCAACGGCGACTATGTAGCGATCATTCATCCTTCGCAGGCCTATGACCTTCGTCAGTCCTCTGACTGGCTTGACGTACATAAGTACGCACAGCCCGGCGAGATCTACAACGGTGAGATCGGCAAGCTTCACGGTGTCCGCTTCATCGAGAACACGGAGACCAAGATCTGGAAGGGAACTACCGACGGCTGCGCAGCAGACACCTGCGTATACGGCGCTGTTTTCCTCGGCAAGGACGCATACGGCATCATCGATCCGTCTGCGGAGAACCTTGAGGTCATCGTGAAGCAGCGTGGTTCTGCAGGTACAGCGGATCCTCTGGATCAGAGATCTACAGTAGGCTGGAAGGGTTCAGAGGGTGCAAAGATCCTTTATCAGGAAAGAATGGTCCGCGTAGAGACCGGCTCCTTCTTCTCCAAGACGGATGATGCGAACTAATAAGGAGGAACGATGGCTACAACAGGACGAGATCCATGGGATAAGAAGGTAACGGTCAAGCTTCCGAAAGCTCCGCGAGGAGAAGAGAACTTTGTCATTGCATCTGTAAATGGCAGAGTTTTCAAGATTCAGCGAGGCGTCGAGGTAGAGGTTCCGGAACCTATCGCTGAGGTCCTTCGACACAGCGAGGAGGAGCAGGACCGGGCGGACGAGTTCATCGAGAAGATGACCAGTGACTTCGCAGAGAAATCCAAGAATCTTTAAAGATGTTTGCAGGGGGCAGGGGAAACCTGCTCCCTGTTTTTAGGTGAAAGAAATGACAGTATCAGAGCTGATACAGCAGTATGACGCAGAGAGAACGAATTCCGTGCAGAATGATTTGAAACTCCTGTGGCTTCGGAAGATCGAGAAACAGGCGGAGGTGGAAGTCTTCTCCAAGTACGACGGGTACAAGGACTCTGAGATCAAGAGAGAAGGCCTCTGGGTGGACAGCGACGGCGGCCTGCATCTCCCAAGCTGGATGTATGTAGACGATGACGGGACACTGCATATTACGAACGAGATGGAAGACGAAGAGTTCACGCTGGACTCTGAGCTTGCTATTCCGGATCCGTACACAGATGTTTATTTCTATTATCTGGACCAGCGGATCGCGTACAACAACAACGATTCGAGACGCTACAACGTGGCAACGGAAGCATTCAACAATGCATATCTTGCCTTTCAGCAGTTTTACAACCGGTCACATCAACCGGACAGACCAATGAAGCATATGCTTCGGCATGAGGTACTTTGATGTTTTTACCACAGCAGGCAGACGACAACAACACAAGGACCATGATAGACACGTGGCTCGGGTATAACCACAACTATCGGATCGGTGCTGGGGAGATGTACGACGAGGAAAATCTGTCCTCGGATGGATATCCGCTCCTCACCCCTCGGAAGCCTCGGGCTCTTCTGGTGGAGCTGTTCACAAAGTGGGATCCGGATTCTCACACCTACGAGGTGGGCGACCGGGTGAAATATGAGGATAAGCTTTACGAGGTGATCAAGAAGCACGTTTCTGCAAAATACAAGGTGGATACGAATGCAGACGGATCACATGTGCAGTCAAAGACCGCCCAGACTCCGGATGTAGCAACCGATCTGTACGAGCAGATCGACAACATGGCGATTCGCGGGATCACGCTGACGGGCAACAACCTCACCTATCTCTGCAATCATGTCCTGCACTACGGCAGCAAGAAATTCGACCTGGGGAATTACTTCGAAGAGGATGACACATCAGAGCAGCAGCTTATCCGTTTCGGCGCTTATGTCATTGCTTTCCCGGCAGGAGTCTATGTTAATCTGAGCAATCCGGATGATGTTGGGAAGATCTCTTCCAAGTATGAAGCACCGTCTGGGATCACGATCACTTACAGCATCACAGACGCGGACGGGGAAGCTCTTCCAGCTACGGCCGGAAAGGAAGCCCCGAAGAATCCAAACTCGGGGGACTACTGGCTTTGCACGGCATCCGGAAGAGAGGGCCTCTACATCTATGTAGGGTATCTTTCTACGTGGGAGGCTGCCACAACCAACTACATCAAGATCAGTGTACCGGGCGGAGAGCTGACCAAGCACTTCTCAGAAGGTGATGCGGTCTACATGAATTCGGACCTTCCGGACATCAACGAGGGATCCGTCATCCTGAAGATGGAGGATGACTATATCGTCATCAACGGAATCCTTCCGGAGGTGTCAAAAACGGTCACGACAGACTCAATCTGGACACTTTCCTTTGAACGTAAGATCCCGACACTCGATATGGTCTGTGTCTCCAACAACCGAGTTTGGGGCTGCCACTACGGCGAGGATGCAAAGGGCAACTCTACCAATGAAATCTATGCATCCAAGCTTGGAGATTTCAAAAACTGGTATTGCTATCAGGGGATCTCGACTGACTCATATGCTCTGTCTGTCGGGGAGCCGGGAGCATGGACTGGATGCGTATCTTATCAGGGATATCCGACATTCTTCAAAGAAAACTGCATCATGAAGATCTTCGGTGCAGCGCCTTCGGAGTATCAGTTATCTACACATACCTGCAGGGGAGTACAGAAGGGCTCAGAGAAGTCCCTTGCGATTGTGAACGAGTACCTTGTTTACAAGTCTGCTGCAGATATTTGCGTGTATGACGGCAGCACTCCGTCTTCTATATCTGATGCATTCCCAAGGGGGACGATCTTCTACTCTGCAGTGGCTTCCGGGTGCCTCGGGAAGTACTACTTGTCAATGCAGACCAATCTCGGCCATGCGGTCAACATGATCTACGACATGGAGCGGGGAATCTGGCACAAGAATGATTCGAACGTGAAGTACACCATGTTCACAGCTTCGGAGTCCGGGCAGATCTACGGGACAGACGGAACGAGGATCTACGGCATCGGAGCAAACGACAATATTATTTTCCAGAGCAGAATTCCTGACGAGCAGTATGTGGAATGGTGGTGTGAAACCGGAGACATCGGATTCGAGTATCCGGACCACAAGAGGGTAAACCGGCTGACGCTTCGGGCATACATTCCATTCGGATCTGAGATCAAAGTCCAGATTTCCTATGACGATCAGGTATATACAGATGCTGGAACGCTGAGAGGAAATGATTCTCTGTCATCTCAGAGCCTTGCAATGTTCCCTCCGCAGTGCGACCACTTCCGGCTGAAATTCATCGGGCATGGTGCAGTGCGGATTTACACTCTGGCCATCACTCTGGAGACAACGAGCGAGGAGCGAAACAATGGATATTATCATTGAGCGGCCAACCTTAAATAAGGATACAAGCAGGCGGAATCTCGCAGTGGTGGATTCGTGGATCGCAGACACGGCGGACAAGCTGAATGCTTTCTTTACAGCGTACAAGAAAACATCTGCTCAGAGCGAGACAGCGACATCAGAGGAAACTTTCGGCAGAAACGGAATCTATCCGGGTGATATTTTGAAGGAAACATCAGTAATTGCAATTGGGGTACCAGAATGAGCAAATCAATTAAAGATATCTATGCAAGACGTGGAAAGAGGGGAGAAGTCGAGCGCTTTGACTTCTCCGGAGCTGAAGCAAAGAAAGAGATTGATCAGTACATTGATACGATCAAGGCCACGAAGGCGGATCTGGATGCGGCCAAGGAAGCGTCCGCAAGCTATGCGGACCGTGCTGAGAAAGCAAACGCTTCTGCAGAGCAGTCGGCTTCCTTGGCGGCAGAAAAATCTGAGTCCGCTATTTCCTCTGCCAAGAGTGCCCAGAAAAGCGCTGATAAAGCTGCGAGTGTGAAAACATCCATTGATATATCAGAAGGAAACGCCACCTCTGCTGCGTCTGTTGCCAAGTCGTGGGCAGTCGGACCATCGAGTACGGAGGAGATCGGCACAGACAACAACAACGCGAAATACTGGGCAGAGATAGCGAAAAACAGCGTGTCTTCTGCAGGAGTTAATTCGTGGAACGGAAGAAGCGGGGCGGTCACTCCTCAGGACGGAGACTACACTGCTGAGATGGTCGGTGCACTTCCTTATGAAGGTACAGCTGTGGCTGCGTCCAAGCTTTCTCAGGGGAGGAAAATCACTGCAAGTCTCGAACTTGAAGGAGGAAATTCTTTCGACGGGACAAAAGATGTTTCTGTCGGGATCTTTGGAACATTATCTGTGGCACATGGAGGTACCGGAGGAGCTACGGCTGCGGATGCAAGAAGGGAGCTTGGAGTTCCGTCAACGGATACGGCAAGTTCATCAGCAAATGGCTTGCTGTCGTCTGACGACAAGAACAAGCTTGATGGAATTGAAGAAGGGGCCAACAAGACTGTAGTAGATGCTGAGCTGTCACCGTCTAGCGTAAATCCAGTCCAGAGTAAGGCAGTCCATGAAGCCATTGCCAAGATCAACGAAAAGCTTGATGGAATAGACGCCGGGGCAAATAAGACGATCGTCGATACTGCTTTATCTTCGACCAGCACGAATCCAGTCCAGAATAAAGTTATCGATGCGCAGATCACTACGATCAATGATAAACTCGACGGGATTGAAAGTGGAGCTAATAAAACGATTGTTGACTCAGAGCTTTCCACAACGAGTACTAATCCTCTGCAGAACAAAGTGATCAGCGAATTGCTTACAGCGCTTGAAGGGAAACTTGGTGGCATACCAAAAGTTCTTCCCGCGCAGTCTCTCACAGCCTCCGGCGGGACGCTGACCTTCAAAGATGCGAGCATTACGGAAAATTCGTTAATTACTCCGTGGACGACGATTTACGGAATTTCACCGACCAACGTAGTAACAACAGCAGGAACTTGCACAGTAACTTTTGATGCGCAGGAAAGCGCATTCGATGTGTGCATCACAGTAAGAAACTAAAGGAGAAAAAGCATGAAGACACTCAAGTTTAAGAACGGGAAGACATTCGATTTCAGAGACACAAGCACCATCAATACGCTGGTGTATGACTGCACAGCCTTCGCTGATCTGGATTTTATCAAGGCCCAGTTCGAAGTAGCAGACAACCTCATCGGTGGCACATTTGATGGTGAGCCTATCACCGGAGTTGTATATACGGGAGCACAGGTAGAGCTTGGAACGGACGGTAAGATCGTGGCACGCTTTACAGTCAGAGACCTGACCGAAAAGGAAATTCTGGAGCAGAGAGTAAGCGACCTTGAGGACGCTATGGCTGATCTGATCGCATAAGGAGGGTATCGATATGCCATTTTATCCGTGTCGTGGGGGGGGGTAATTTGAAGCCGTTCAAGATTAAACTTTCCGCTTATAGTGGAAACGTCAACACCAACGGGCAAGTTTCTGCAAACATTGCATTTCCATTTTTTATGGTTAAAAAAGTGGAGTTATATTCGTTGCTCGACTATAACTATGAAGGAAATATAACTCTTACTATACTTGGGGTTGACAAAGAATTTAAGAATTATGTCGAAATTGAAAAGAAGACAACAACGAGGGAAAGCATTTCAGAATCAACACCACTTGTTATTGATTTGAGCAACGCTAAGGATTATGACTTCGTGGAATTACGGCTTTCCGGAACGAAGTGGAACTATGGTCAGAAAGGATTAATTAAAGTCTATCCAAGATAAAGGAGAAAAACTATGAGTAAAGCAAAGGCACGTATTTTGGCAAGATGCATCTATCGTGGGTCTAAGAGCATCGAGGACGTAGATGAGCAGTACAGGGCAGATGTGAGAGAGCAGTATCTTCTTCTGTTCGGAGAGGAGCTTGCATGAGTTTCTATCCGTGTCGTGGGGGAGTGGGGGTAACACCTCTCATTTTAACAAATATTAATGCAAGTGGAAACATTGGTAAAAACGGAGATGGCGCATGTGGGGCATCTTCTACATCGAACCTAGCATTAAATGTTGAGAGTTTTAAGAAAGTAACGGTTGGAACGGTTAATTGCACACAGTCAAATACGTACTCTAATTCAACTGCACAATATAGTTTGGATAGTGAAGGTCGTAAATCATTTTCATCAAAAGCTGTCATTGATATTTCTAAAGTCAAAATGTTTTACATTTACTTATCACCTAGCATCTATGGTAACGCCGGCGATAACCGGTCTGGAAGTGTATCCATTAGCTCTCTGACTTTTGAATGACGGCAATAGTCGGGGATTTAAGGAGGGAAATATGCCAGAAACAATAAAAGCTTATATACAAGATTTGACTGACAAGGATGGCAACAAGGTCTATCCCGTCACGAAAGCAGAGGCTGTTTACATGGCTGACAACGCAACGACCTTGGACAAACAGATCGAGAACATGCAGCAGTCTTTTCAGGATGGTGTTGACACGCTGGTGAACAAGCTGAAGAGTTTGGGTGTCACACCGGAAGAGAACTCACCGGCGGGCATTGCTGCAGCGATTGAGGTTCTGGCACGGAACAAGTTCAATGATGGCGTCGCATCCATTAAGATCCCTGCAACGGTATCGATCACCACGAACGGCGGTGCCGGGCAGGAGAATTACGACATTGCAGGCGGGTATTACACAGAAGCAATCGTAGACCAGAGCGGAGCCTACAACGCAGGGCGCCTGCAGGGCCGCGAGGATGTCAAAGCAAATCCGAACGGGTACGGATTCTACACGGAGGATCAGTACAATGCATCCGGAAGCGCGAAGTACAACGAGGGTGTTGCTGCAGGTAAGAATTCTGCTTCTGCTAGGGCTTCTTGTGCTGTAGATCTTGGCCTGAATAAAACAGACGTCTACAATGCAGAAGGACATGTTTCCGGATCGTGCAGTGCGACGGCTGTTCTCAGTAACGGTAAGCTGTCTGTTTCAATCAGCGGCAGCGTGAACTTGAGAGTCGTTGCATGGGAAGGCGGAAACCCGACGTATAGCGGAGAAAGCAACAAGGGACTCGGCAACAGCGGTTCAGGAAACGTTTCATAAGGTTACAAAGGTGAATGATATAGGGCCTCTCGAAAGAGGGTGCCCTATTTTTTACGCCCTCATTTCTCCACAATGAACTAAGGAATTGTCTTTATTTTCAAGGAGAAAACGATGGCGAAAAGCAATAGCAAAACTAATTCTTCTACTACTTCCGGGTCGAGCACAAACGGCGGAAGCCAGTCTGCAAGCACTTCGCAGACCAGCAGCTCCGGCCAGTCTTGGGGCGGAAGCTCTTCCAATACCACATCGCATACGGAAGGAGGGTCCCACTCCGAAACGAGTACGGTTGGCGGCTCCCACTCTGAGACCTACGGGCAGAGTGGATCCACGAGCCAAACACAGGGGGGATCAAATTCCAGCACTGCGGGAAAATCCTGGGCTTCCGGAACAGTTGACAAGAACACATTGGCAAACCGCGACAAGTACTCAAAGGAATGGCAGCAGTCCCCACAGGTACAGCAGACGTATGACCGGCTCCAGAATACGCTGAATAGCAAGCCGGGGCCTTTCCAATCATCCTATCAGGACAAACTGGAGAATCTGTACAACTCCCTCATGGGGCGAGACCCCTTCAAGTACAACTTCAACGAGGACCCGATGTACCGGATGTATCGCGACCAGTACACGCAGCAGGGAAGGACTGCGATGCAGGACACGATGGGGCAGGCTGCAAAACTGACCGGCGGCTACGGATCTTCCTATGCTCAGACAGCAGCGCAGCAGCAGTACCAGAACTACCTGCAACAGCTGAATAACGTGATCCCGGAGCTCCGCAATCAGGCATATCAGGAATGGAAAGCAGAGGGCGAGGATCTCAAGGACAAGTACAACCTCACGAATACTGCCTATAACAACGAGTATCAGCAGTACCGGAACAATGTCTCTGACTGGCAGCAAGACCGTAGCTTTGACCAGTCTGCTTATGATACCGAGCGAAATTTTGACTACAGCAAGTACCAGAGCGACCGGAACTACTGGAATCAGGAGTATTGGAACGAGAGGAACGCAGAGCAGTCCAACGCATCCAATACCGGCAGCACGAACTGGGCGAACAGCCAGCAGCAGGGATGGAACAAGAGCCAGACAGACAGCAGGAACTGGAGCCACAGTTCGACCGACACGAAGAGTTGGAGCGACACCAACAGCCACACAGACAGCACAAACTGGGCGAACAGCCTGTCGAACAGTGCGACTGCGAACAACAGCGTCTCGAACAACTGGAGCAACACGACCGGGTGGAGCAAAACGAACAGTTCCACCAACTCCTCTTCTGACAGCGGATCCGGAAGCTCCGGGAACGGAAGTAACGGTACATGGTACAAGACGAGCGGGTCCAACGGGAAAGGTCTTTTTGTTGATGGATACAGTGCAACAAATCTTTCATCGTTTATGCGCAATTCGTCGGAAGCGCAGAGAAGCATGATGGAGGGGGCACTCAAGAACGCCATGAGCAAGAACGGTGAGTCTGGAGCTTCGGCCCTCCTGAAAAGCTGGATGACGGATGGCTACAAGTCGAACGAAAAAAATAAGAGCGGAAAGACCTACACGAAGAAAAATGTTCTGAACCATGATGACGCGGAGTATCTGGCAGGCAGGGCAGGAATAGACCTGAATTGGTAAAGGAGAAAATTTATGGCATCGTTGACACCGGGAAGTGCGAAGTGGATCAGAAGCAGACTTGTTGATTATCATTATGCACCCACTTATGGCGGGGATCAGCAGTCGGAAGCGGACCGAATTGCAGATGAAGAACGCGACCGGATTGTAAGAGCGCAGGAGCAGTACAGACAGTATCAGCAGGAGATAGAGGCTAAGAGGAATCAGCGGCTCCTGCAGAACGGATTCACTCAGGGTGATATCGATGCATCCAACATGTATCGTAATGCAAGCTCGGCACAAAGGTCTGCACTTGAGAATATTTACACAGCACAGTCTATGGCTCCATCTGGAGGAGACCGATACAGCGGCTATACAACATCCGATTATATGGCAAACCAGTTCAAGAAGGAAAATTCTGTGGACGATGAGGCATATAAGAACCTGATGGCAGGGTATAAGGCGTATCGTGCTCAGCAGGCTCTCGCTGCACAGGATTCATATTCCGGAATCACTGATGAGCAGAAGAAAGAGCTCTCTCAGATCGGGGAAACACAGAGCACGGGCGGAATTCTGAACGGAATCACCGGCAAGACAAAACAGAGCCAGCAGGAAGCGCAGAATCTTGCTGACCAGTTCAAGAAAAAATATGGCGTTGATGATGCTACGTACAGCACGTGGCAAGGGATGAACGATCAGGAGCAGGCTGACAAGGAGGCTGCAGAAGAGGCAAGCAAGAGCGGAAAGCGGACATATTCTCAGGAACTCGATTATGCAGAGAACATGTTCAAAACCAAGGGGAAGAACAACAGCGACTCTCTCAGAGCAGATATCAGCAGGTACAACTCTATGGTATCTGAGGCGAAGATGCAGAGAAGCTCCGGTCTTGCGGAATCTGCCAGCAATATTCAGACCGATTTCGGAGAGCAGGCGCAGAAGGATGCGGATTCCTTCCGTGAGTCACTCAAGAAGAAGTATGGGCTGAACGACAATGATATCGATGATCTCGTCTATTACGGGCAGGAACTTGATGATTACAGCAACCGGCAGCAGCAGAAGCAGGAAGCTTACAACAATGTGCATCATGACAGCACGGCAAAGAATATTCTCGGCGGGATCAAAAACACAGCAACTGCGCTTACTCTGAACCCGTATGCAGGAATCGGAGCAATCGGAGAGACCGCAAAGTATTACGGCGGCGGATATCGGGACAAGAAGTCTCCGATGAACGTAAATTCTGCGGCCTTCGGAGCATCGAATGCAACTACGGATTACCAGTCTACCACTCAGGAAGCGCTGAACAACAAAAGCAAGGTCCTCGGCACTCTGTATGGTGCAGGAATGTCAGCAGCAGAATCTGCAGAGACCGGAACACTCGGAGGAGCGGTGAACGGAGCCGGTCTCGGGGCAAGAGTAGCAAGAAGCGCTCTTTCACTTGCTCCGTTTGGCGCAAATGCTTACGCATCGTCCATCAGCCAGAATGTGGCAGATAAAAATCAGTCGCAGGGGAAAGCGATGGCGAACGCTCTTGCAAGTGCAGGCGTGGAAGTCGCAACGGAGATTGCATCTGCAGATAAGTTCTGGGATATCTTTAAAAATCACAATGCGACTGCGAGAAAGAAGATTATTGATTTCCTTGTAAGCTCTGGAATTGAAGGAACAGAAGAAGTTGTCGGAGATATCGCAGACAACTTTATTGATGCTGCACTTAATGGGAAGAATTCCGAATACAACCAGTCTGTTCGCGATTACATGAAGTTGGGAATGTCTGCCGAAAATGCGAAGAGACAGGCAACTAAGGATACTCTTTCGGATACCGCAAATTCTTTTGTAACCGGTGCTCTGTCCGGTGCAATGGGAGCCGGTATTGCTACTGCATCAGGATATGCAAACGATGCGTACAATTCGAAAACCATGTTCGACGGGTATACGAAAGAAGACTATGCGCAGTGGGCGGAGGGACTGGACACAGATCCGACTCATTATAAGAATGCTTCTACAGCACAGTCTGCAGAAATGGCAAAGAGTCTTGCTGAAAAAATGGCGCAGGAAGATAATGCAACACCAAGACAGAAGCGAGAGCTCTATGAATACTATCAGGACATGCAGAGCACGGAGATGGAGGCTGCTGCTGAATCGGAAGAAAAGGAGAACCGTAAGGACAAGATCGAAGGAATTAAGAACAAGGTAGGCAGCTTCTTCGGCCGAAATGAGGCCACAGAGGGCCAGCAGGCGGCGGGACAGACGAACACGGTAGAATCTGCGGACGCGCAGAAAACCGCAATGGTGGAGCCACAGAACGTCCCAGAGGAGCATCGCACACAGTCCACTGACATCGCACCGAATGATGCGTATGCAAAGATGGCGGCGGCTCAGAACGGAGAGGAGCTCCGGAACGCATATCAGGAGGCGGTTCACTCCACCAATGAAGAAACAAGAGAGCATGCGGACAGCGACCTGCAGATCGTATCCGGCATGCTTCAGAAGCGTGGCATTTCTGCAGAAGAAATTGAATCTGCGAAGATCTCCACAGAGGATGCTTATGCGGCAGGATACTCTGGACAGGAGATCAGCGAGAACGTGCCTGCAACTGTAAAGATCGCCTACAACGATGGCCAGAAGCAGGCCATTGAGGATCGTGCACGGCAGACGCTTGAAGCAAGGGATTCCGTAAAGAGAACAGCGGCCAAGCAGATTACAGACGGGGCAAGGACCATCATTGAGGCCAACTATAAGGATGGCATGAATGCGTCCGCGTACAATGACGTGATGTCCTCTGCAATCAACGCAGGAAGAACCGGCATGTCTTATGAGAACTACCTCAAGAAGGCCGGATCTTCGGTGTCTATTGTAGGCGAAGATCTTGCCAAGAAAGCGTATGCAGCCGGTCTGCAGGTGTCGGTTAATGATGCTGTGAAGGAGTCCGCACGCTCCATGTCTGAAAAGACAGGCGTGAAAACCTTCGGCACAGGCACATTTACGGATGCAAGATCCGACACCAGCGAGCCATTCAATGGATCGTCTGTCATGCAGGCAGTGGCAAGAATGACAGGCTTAAATGTTGTGCTCACAGATCAGAATTTCCGTGAAGGCGAGAACGGATACTATAAGTCCGGGAATTCTACGATCTACATCAATTCCGAACAGGCAGAAAACGCAGCGTCTACTCTTTTCCATGAAGTAGGCGAGTTTGCCTCTGTTTGGAATCAGAAGGAATATGCCGGAGTTGTGAGTGACATCATGAAAGTTTCGCAGGATGTTCTCGGAACAAGAACATTCAATAATCTTCGGCAGAAGTATGTGAATGCATATCTTGACGAAGAGGGAAAGACGGATGCTGATGTAGATAAGGAAATGGCGAATGATCTCATCTATCAGTTCCTTGGCAACGAAAAAGGAATGAACAAACTGATGGATCAGATTGATCAGAACCATGGCTATAAGGAAGCAAAGAGTATCAAGCAGAAGCTGGCCGACTGGGTGGGACACATGGTGGAGTCCATCAAGAACTTCCTGTCGGATCTGAATCCGAACTCTTATCAGCGGAAAATGGCAGAGGCAAATCTGCAGAACTATGAAGAGTTGCAGGATGCAATCGTCAAGTCAATTGCGAATGCAGAAAAGAGCTATTCGGAAGCAAAGGCACAAGGCCAGCAGGCTGTAGCAACTGGTTCAAATACCCGCCGTTCCAATGAGGTTGAAAACAAGAATACTTATGGGAAAGCAGATTATGTAAAAGATCATGATTATTCCTATGATAGGTTGGCAACACTGGGAAATATCCCACTTTATAATGTCAACTCTTTCAATTTCAAAAGCATTGATTACAGTAAGGATACAAAAAGAGGAGATATTTTATCTTCCGTAAAGGGAAACATCGAGCGCTATAACAAGGCTACTGGTTACGCGGGGAATAACAGCATCAATAATAAATCTCTTGGAGGGATTATAGTATCGTCTGCAGGCTTGCGGCATGGAATGGAAAGAATGTCTCCACAGCTTTTAGAGATGTATGAAAATCTCCCGTCTGCTTTGGCAAATGCCATTGTCATCAACGAGGGCGAAGGAGAAAGAGGCACAAAGCAAGAATATGTACTCATTGGTGCATTTGAAACAAAAACAGGGGAAATTGGCATCGTAAGATTTTCCGTGAACGAGTATGAGAACAGTAATAACCTTGATGGGATCCATCTTGCTCTATATGCATCCAGATCAAAAGCACTAAAAAGAGAAGGTGTGGCCTATAATACCACGCAAGGGTCATCGGGCAATGCCGATGCCTTGAAACCTTCTCTTTCCCTTAGTGTATCTCAGCTTTTAGACTTGGTCAAGGAAGCTTACCCAAATGAGTTGTCTAAAAGTGTAGCCGATCACTTTGGGATCTCAAGAGGCACATCTGACATTAGAAATCTTCGCTTTTCAAAACAGATCCGGGAGGTGCAGGATGAGATTGCCGATACCAAAGAGAAAAAGGATCTGACCGGAGACGAGAAGATCGAGAAGACCAAGGATTTCATTGCCGTTCACAACCTCACGATGGATCAGCTTATGAAGGATATCGACATGGGCGGATTCCCGTCGCCTTCGATTGCAATCATCCGGAGCGCTATGCAGCACACAAGGTATGGAGATGTTTCTGTAATCTTCAACCGTGATACGATCGATCCGGAACGATCCAAGGCAAACAAGGTGTATGGCGGTGATGCATGGACTCCTACTTTCCTGGGCATTGAATACGATGTCAATGAAGATAAGTATTACAGCGTAATGCACTCTGTTGATGATGCGATGAAGGGGAAAGTGCCGGAATATCTGAGAGCGGAAGCGAAGAAATTCAATACTCCGGGCATGAACTCTACGGCAGAGAAAGGCGGAGTGGATGCCGTTGTAGAAAAAGCCAAAGACAATTACGGCATGAAGGCTGCTTATCTTGCATCAAATGGTGAGACCATCGAAGATCATGTGCACAAGAAGGAAGTCAGGAAGTATGACGATGAAAAGGCGAAACGCTTTGACAAGATGGAAGAGGCAATTGCTCCGGTCGAGGATGAATTCCTGAAAGATCGCAGCGCACTTTCTGCACGCGATATGCTGCAGAAGTACGGAGACCAGATCCAGCAGGCATATGAAGCATACGCGGAGACGATCCCGGAGGATCAGAAAAAGAGATGGACAGGCCGTGTGAAGAGAGCCAATGAGAAGGCATTCTTCGCACACAATGTCATTGATGACATTACAACCGCAATTGACTACTACAATAACGGAAATGAGTCTCACACGGAGAATGAAAGAGACACGGCGGCGATTGAGAAGCAGATCGACAGCAAGGTGGATCCGGAAGGATATGACGCATGGCTTCGCGAAACTTATGACGGCCTTATCCGGGATGAAGGAATTTATAACGGGAAAGATCCATTCACAGCATCTGGAAACCGCAAGAGCTTTAAGCAGATGCACTATGCTGTCACGCTTGAAAACATCGTCCGTGCCATGAATGAAGCAGGAGAAAAGGCGGTTGGCACGTTTGGCGGAGCATCTGCTGTTCGAGAGGAGGCCATCAAGAGTTTTAGTTCCGTGGATGAAATGCATCAGAATGAAGATATGCTTCGCACCATGGATCAGGACGAATACAAGGAAATGGAAGGTGAGTACATCGAACAGATTGGAAAGATTGCGCACCGGATTATGAGAACCGGAGACAACTCCTTCATTCAGGCAGACAATGCTGCAGACGCTATTCTCGATGCAGTAAGAACCAGAAAGACCGCAGCGGGGATTGAGAAGGCCCTGAAATCTTATGGGATGAATGTATATGAAGGTGTCGGAAACGACATTTTAAATCTGATGCATAAGATCAGCGAGATGCCGACAGAGTACTTCGAAGCGAAGCCTCAGCGTGCGGTCGGTCTGGATGAAATTGCGATGGTCGTTGCTCCGGATACGATCACGAACGAGCAGACAAAGGCACTGAACGAGAACAGGATCCCTTTACAGACCTACGAAGCTGGGAACGAGGACGCAAGACATCAGGTGATCGAGAATCTGCAGGATGTCAGATTCTCCCGCCCTGTCCAAGACAGCGAAGGACGGAATCTGTCGGAGGGGCAGCAGGAGTTTTTTAAGGATTCCAAGTTGAAAGATGAGTACGGACGGCTCCTTGTGATGTATCACGGAACGCCACAAGGCGGCTTCACGGTATTCAAACCGGATATTTCTTACTTTACTGCCAATCGTGACTACGCCGAGGAGTACGCTCGCGCAAGCAGTGGAAACAGCCGGGTAAATTATACACATGATCCGGAACACAAGGTCTATGAAGTATACCTGAATGCGAAAAAGCCGTTCGACACAAGGGATCCCAAAGTAAGGAAGGTGTGGGAACAGGAGTTTTTCGGTAAATATTCCAGAACGCCACTGACGGATCGGGGGCTTCTGGACTGGACAGACGGATATGATATCTGGGACTTCATTGATGATAACGATCTGGATTATGACGCAGTTCTTCTTGACGAAGGAAGCGTTCCGAATGGAAATGGCGGGACCAGATGGAGAGGAATTTCTTATACTGTCCGGGATAAGAACCAGATCAAAAACGTGGATAACAAAACACCAACAGATGATTCCGACATCCGGAGAGACATCGGCATTGATGACTACGTGACCGATCAGGAGCTTTGGAGCGATTACTACGACACGAAGAAGAGCCTTATTGAAGTGTTGCGCTCCGGAAATGAAATTCTGAAGCACAGCGATATTGACAAGACCGCAGTGCGGAGGATTGCACGAGAGATCAAGGAACAGTACCACAGTAACATAGATGTGAATGAGCTTTCGGAGAACCTTGCAAAGGTGTTCCGGTATGCGCAGGGGCAGAACTACATCGACTACGATGACCTTGCAACGGTAATATCTGAGGTTGCCTCTCCCGTCATCGACGGATCTGTAACAAAAGTTGGCGCAGAAGAATTTAAGCAGTTCAAGAATGCGCTGCAGGGTGTGACCTACAATTTGGATTCCAAGCAGGAAGCGGAAGTGGTATCTGCATTCGGTTCCTGGGGGAACTTCCGGAAGGCAATTCCCGGCGTGAAGTTTACGAGAGATGGATCCGGCGTATCACTGGATGGCGTGTGGAGCACTCTTGTGCAGGAGACCGGATACGTTCTCGACATGGACACATCATCGAATGACATGCCTCTTGCACTTGTGGATGCCTACAACTCCATGAAGCCGGAGTACCAGAACGCTTTCGGCGAGGACGCAACGCAGGCGGCGCAGGATGTTGCCATGGAGATCGTGGCGAGATACTACCAGTACTCTGCCGGGCAGGAGAAGCTGAAGCTGAAAGCAAAGCAGAAGCAGGAGCTCCTCGATCAGGCTAGGCGTATGGCAGCAAGCAATGCGGAGTACCGGAAGAAGATAAAGCAGGAATATCAGAAGCGGTATGAGGCAGAACTCTCCAAGGTGAAACAGAGCGGCGGCAGATCTGAACCTGTATCCAAGCAGGTAGCTAAACTTCGCGCAAGAAATGCAAGGACTGTGGCGTCCATTCGCGAGGAGCAGAGGAGGAAAGACGAACTGCGGAGACTGAGAACACCGGTCAAGAACATTATGGACATGCTCACAAGCCCGACCGACAAGAAGCATGTCCCGGCGTTTGTGCAGACTCCGGTGCTTCAACTGGCTGCTGCATTCGACTTTGTTCCGCAGACCGTGAGAGAGACCGCGGACGGGAAGTTCAGTATTCGCATACTGGAGAGCAGAGACATCAATGCGGATGGATCTTACTCCTACAAGTGGAGGACGATCCGTGCAGACAGCAGAGAGGATGCAATTGTTCAGTACAAGAAGGCAATGGATGAAAACGGCCTCGGATCTGCAGAGAATAAGAGCTGGCAGGAGAGGCTTTGGGCAGTACAGAATCTGTATCAGCAAGATGAAAGCGATGACTGGTTTGAGCGGAGCGAACTGAAGCAGGGACTCGACAAGGAACTCGGGGAAAAATTGGGGAAAATTCTGAGAGATAATCAGGGTATGCTCTCAATTGCGCAGTTGTCTTCGAGTGAGCTGAGGACGTTGAATGAAGTAGTTCGAAACGTCCTGCATGCGGTGAATCAGATAAATCGGATGTATTCCAAGCCCTCGCAGCATGTCTCTGATATTGCGCACATGGTAATGGACCGCACGACAAGTGGAGTGAAGGGCAGAAGAGAGCACTTTAAACCGGTGGCTACGCTTGTTGATACACTGACGCTTGACCATGCTGTGGCAGAGACATATTTCCATGGAATTTTCGGTGGAAAAGAGACGGATCCGATCACAAAGACGCTCTATAGGGCGGAGGACCAGAAGTCGAGAGATATTCATCAGGCACAGGATTATATGGCTGATGTGTGCGATCGTCTTGCAACTGAAAAAGAAATGGAAAGCTGGATGAATGAGACCAAGAACTACTATGGCCTCGATCTCACAACGACACAGATCATGTCTCTGTATGAGCTGTCGAAGCGCCCGGATGCGCAGCAGCATAAGATCGGGGGCTTTGTTGCAGATGAGTCCAATCGTGAGAAGGTATCCGGTCAGAGGATCCCTGTACACCTCACAAATGAGCAGATCAAAGAAATTACGGACACGCTGACCCCGCAGCAGAAGCAGATGGCAGATGCTATGCAGTATTATCTTGCACATCAATGCGCGGAACAGGGCAACGAGACTTGTATGCAGCTGTACGGGTACGAGAAGTTTGTTGACGAGCACTATTTCCCGATGACGACAGACAAGAACACTATCGCCACGAGGGACAGCAACGTCACGCAGGGAGCAATCAATGCGATCAAGAACTCCGGATTCACCAAAGACATTACTCCAGAAGCAGACAACCCTCTGGTTCTGAGAGACATCTTTATGGTCTACGTGGACCATGTGGCACAGATGGCTACCTACCATGCGTGGGCTGCTCCGCTTCAGGATCTCATTCGCTTCTTTAATTACAACGAAAAGGCGTATGTGGAGCGAGAGGACGGTCAGAAATTCGCTTTCCGAAACTCTGTAAAGGATGCGATTGATTACTACTACGGAAAGAAGGGGCAGGAATATTTCGTGAAGCTCATCTCGTCGATCAACGACAGAGAAAAGAGCAGCTTTGTCGGCGGCAACTTCTATGATATGTTGACGGGGCACGCGAAAACTGCCGCTACTCTTGGAAATGGACGTGTAATTATACAGCAGCCGACAGCCATCTTCCGTGCGGGTGAAATGATTTCCTATGAATATCTGAATGCCGGAATAGTAGGAAAGTACAGGAAGGAAGCTGCGGAGCTCAGAGACCGGACATCGGATATATTCTGGCTGAAGAATCAGGGCAACATTGACGGCTACATCACGCAGAGTCTTGTCAGCACAATCACAGGAGTAAAGACGACAAGAGAGAAGATCCTTGACTTTGCAGGAAAACCGGCCAGCAAGGCAGATGAAATTACGTGGGCTGCAATCTATCGTGCGGTCTACGCAGAACAGGTTGACAAGCTTGGTGAGGGCAAAATCGGTACCAAAGAATTTGAGGATGCTGTGAATGACAGGTACTCGGATATTGTTCGTCGTACGCAGGTCTATGACAGTGTCATAACCAGATCGCAGTTCATGCGCTCTCCGGACACAAAAAACAGAATGATGTCAGCATTCATGGCGGAGCCTGTGAAAACCTACAACATGATTCTCCGCAATATGATTGATATCAGTCAGGCAGAAGACGAACGGCAGGTAAAGAAGGCAAAAGCTCATCTTGTCAGAGTCACAGCTCCGGTTCTTCTGATTACACATGTGATAAATGCCGCAGCTATGTCTTTCGCGGATGCATTTCGAAGTGCAGGAGATCCGGACGACGAGGATAAAAACTTCCTCAGACGGTTCATGGATGCTATGGGCTTCGGAAACTGGCTGGACGAAGACGCTTCTTTCGGCGACAAGTTAAAGGAATTCTTAAACGGAAACCTTGTGGACAACATGGATCTTCTCAGCAACATTCCTATGGTTGCTCAGTACTGGGATGCTACCAAGGAGGGCGCGAAGTCTGCTCTCGGAGAAAGCACGTACAGCAGTGACAGCGATCTTTCCATGTCCGGCGTGAAGAACTTCTTCAAGGCGGTAAAGGCAATCGTAAATCCCGGCGAGAAGATGACGACCTATGGAAAGGTGGCAGCGCTCACAAGGGCGTTCTCGGATTTGAGCGGATATCCGCTCTATGCGGCGCAGCGTGACGTGGTGGCGATATACAACACGCTCCTTGGGCGGACAATTGAGCAGCTCCCTGTGCTGCAGAAGACCACCAAGTACACACCGAAGAGGCAGGCAAAGCTGGATGTCTATACAGCAGCGCTTGAATCCGGTGGAGACTACAAGAAGGCTGTCGAGGATGCAGTGGCGCAAGGGAATGATTACAAGGCGATTTCCAGCGGAATCTCCGATACATACAAGGACACCTACCTTGCACTCAAGGAAACGAATCCGAACGAGGCCATCAAGATGAAGAACCGGCTGGTAACGCTTTACGTCTACTTGTCCGATAAGGCAGGAACGAACAAGGACAAGACGACATCGGAGAAAAAGAAATACTACTCGGATAACATCGACAAGTGGAAATAACCTGCAGAGGGTGCCCTATAAAGGCGCCCTCTTTTTTCTTACACTTAATCAGAAAGGGGAAGCCTATGAATGTGGTTTACGATATGGTCGTCGACTTTGCGAGGCCGTCCAAAACAAATACAGTCCTTGTCATGCAGAACGATGCGAACTCCCGCGTGCTGCGATTTATCCTGATGAATCAGGGCAGGCCTTTCGATACATCAGGCGTAGCCATCGTGTCGATCAAGGCCGTCAAGCCAGACGGGAAAGTCATCTACGATAATGCATCTGTATCGCAGGACTCTGACGGAAAGAACATCAACGAAGTAGTGTATACGGTCCCACCGGCGCTGACATCCACTTCCGGGCAGGTGACGATGACAATCACTCTGCAGTCGGCCGCGAACGAGAGCATCTCTTCCTTCGAAAACTATTTGCTCACAAGAAATGAGCTCTACAACGAAGATGATTATGCAAGTGATGATGATCTGTCCGGATTCCGGGATATTTTGTCCAGAGCAACGGAGGCTGTTGCGAAAATCGAGGAGCTGACGAAGCAGTCGGCGCTTCCAAACCCGCATCCTCTGCGAATTATCATGGGGGATCAGACATTTTCCTATGACGGATCACTCCTTGTAAACGTCCCGCTGACAGGAATTGCGTACCTTGGGGATAGAAAGAAAGAAACTGCAGTAATTGCATGAGGTGAATGATGGTATCGAAGGATTGGATTTCTCTTGTCTGCACGTGTGCAGCGCTTTTTCTCTCCGTTTATGTAGCGAACAAAAACAGCATCAAGGAAAGCACTTCTGACATAACGACTCTCACTCTCAAGATCGACAACCTTTTGACCATGATGACAGAAATGAAGGGGAGGCAGGAAGCATCTGACAAGATGCAGCGTGAGGACCATGACAACATCATCAAGATGCAGCAGTCGATCAAGGCAGCATGGAGAGCGATTGATGAGGTAAAGGGGGAAGCTCATGAAGAGAAGACACATCAGGAGTAAGGCTACCTATACCAAAAGATGGGTGACAGTGATGCTGATCGCTGGGCTCGTGGGCGGTATGATGCCGTACCTTCTGGCGATGCTTGGCGTAGAAGGTTACGAGGAACTTGGCGAGAAATGGGTGGGCTGCATCCTTGGCGTGGGCCTTGGGTACTTTTTGAAGAGCTTCTTCGAGACGAGGCAGGAGAAGAAGCAGCGCCTCGAAGATTTTAAGGCCGGACTGGATCCGGTAGAAAGTGAGGATGAAGGAAATGGATGAGATGGTAATGGAAATTGTCAGGCTGGCGCTGATGCTTGCAGGGTTTCTGCTCTGCGGATATCTGCTTCCGTGGATCCGGCAGAAGGTCGGAGCTACGAAGACGGAACAGCTTGAGAATTATGTCAAGCAGGCCGTGTATGCTGTGCAGCAGCTCTTCTGGCAGAAGACCGGAGACGAGCGAAGAGCCAAGGCCATAGAGCTTATTGCGGATTGGTGCGCTAAAAATAATATTTCTGTGACACAGGAGCAGATCCGCGTACTGATTGAAGCTGCAGTAAAGGGGATGCATATTGCAGAGGGAAAGGCATATGACGGCAACAATGGCAGCAATGACAATAGATAAAGCTATACAGTGGGCCCTCAAGATCGCGAAGGATCCTTCTCATGGATACGACCAGATGAAGAGATGGGGGCCCGATTATGACTGTTCCTCGTTCCTGATCACAGCATGGGATCAGGCAGGAGTACCACTGATTAAAGCAGGGGCCACTTACACGGGGAACATGCGGCGGGTGATGCTGAAAAACGGCTTCCGGGATGTAACATCCACTGTGGACTTTGCAACGGGAGCCGGGCTCTGCAGAGGCGACATCTTGCTGAACGAATGGCACCACGTCGCAATGTACATCGGAAATGGTCAGATCGTCCACGCAAGCATTAACGAGAGAGGACGTGCAACCGGAGGCAAGACCGGAGACCAGACGGGGCGTGAGATTTGCGTCCGGAGCTACTATGTCTACTCAAAAGGATGGCAGAAAGTACTCCGATACAAGGGATCTGGAAAGGAAGAGGCACGAAAAGTGAAGCAGTACGCAGGGATCGTCAAGGTCAGCAGCTATCTGAATGTAAGGACCGGAGCAGGGACAGAGAATCCTGTGATGAAGATCGGAGATCAGGCCTTCCGGCTTCCGGCAGGCATGGTCGTGAGCATTGAAGCTGAGAAAGGCGGCTGGGGCAAGCTTACCAATATTGGCGGCTGGGTGTGCCTCGATTACATAAAGAAATGATGTCAGAGATCATCTGTACGATATCGCTCCTTACCGTAACAACAATTGGCGTCGGAATTCTTGGAGCGATATGTGCCATCGTTGCGATAACCGGATGGCACAATCACAACTGAAAACCGCGCAGCACATGCTGCGGTTTATGAGCGCCCTCATTCCTCCGGGGCGCTCTTTTTATGCGCAATATTCCGTGTGGCCGTCTATCACTGCTTTCTTGCAGGCATCAATTGAGGATCTTAAATTGTCCATGTCCGGCTGCACCATATCGGGATGCAGAATGGTCCCGGTATCTCTTGCCATGCAATACTTGGAGTATACGACTTCTGCAACATCAATCCGGGCACTGATCGGCAACTGATTCCCGGCGCAGATTTCATCCACCTGTCCCTGCCATGAGGAGCCGGTCGGTCCGAAGATGCTGTATGCCATCTTTTTCACCTCGGAATCCGGAGCAGCAGAAAGATAATACTCTGCTATGGCACTGCGAAGTTTCTGTGGATCGTCGCTCCAGATATGCTTGAACTTGTCCGGATACAGATAATTTAAGTAGAAACGAAGAGGATTATATCCGCATGTCTCAATCCATTCCACTACAGCCCAAAACGGGGGCTGTACTGTTCCGGCTTCCCAGTATTGAATTGTCGCGATCGATTTGTGTAAAGAATCGGCTAAACTTTTTTGAGTGGTTCCAGACAAAACGCGCGATTCGTGCAGAACAGACACAAGATTATCAGATATTCGCCTACTCATTTCTATTTTTACCTCCTGTTTTGATTGAACACCAAAAAAATTTGGTGCATTTAAAAGAAAGCGACAAAAGACTTATGCAATTTTAATGCATAGAATTTGTTTTGGGAGGTGGGAATTATGTCAAGAAATATGATGAATGGGTATCCGATGTATCCGTACTATGGGGCGATGCGACAGCAGAATGATCTGCTTCGATGCACCGGTGCAAGCGGTGCGCAGCAGATTTGTCTTCCGCCAGAAACGACAGCGGCGGTGTTTGATGATGAGCAGGACCGTGTATACATTGTCTCAAATGTCGGTGAGATAACCGGAAGACCGAAGATCCGATACACCTTCGATCTTGTAAAGGTCGAGACTCCCAATGACACAATCACGAGGAATGAGTTTGATGAACTAAGGAGGGAACTTGCAGATGTCCAGCACGCTATTTCCAGACAGGAAGCCAAGCAGTCCGGAGAAAACACCGGAAGATCTGATAGAACAGATCCAGAATAACCCCGGCATACTGCAGGAGGTACTGAGAGAAGTCAAACAATACGGTCCTCAGAAAGCATTTTACAACAAATGCCGCGAGATGGGAATTGACCCTGACATGATTCTCACACCTTTAAAAGAAAACAGGGGTGGTATTCTGCAAGCCCTGAGTAAATTGTTTAGATAGTCTGCGCAGACTTCTATCATATAAACGGTCTTATCGGCCCGGATTCCATAAGGAGGTAAATTATGGATGGAACAATGTCCCCGGCTGATATGGCGGCCGTAATGGGAAATGAAGGTGCCGGTGGTTGCGGCGGCGGTATGTGGATTTTCGCACTGCTGATTCTGCTTGCAATCGGAGGTGGCGGCGGTCTTTTCGGTGGAAAAACCGGAGATCGTCAGGCAACAGTTGGAGATGTCCAGAGATCGACCGATTTTGCGGCGCTTGAAAGACAGAACAACGAGATCGTGGATGCAGTCCGACAGGGCGTGTATGACACGACCGGAGCAGTCAAGGATGCCGGCTATAACACGCTTGGAGAGATCAGAGACCTCGAAACAGCGGTGAATACTGGCTTCACCAACATGCAGAAGTGTTGCTGCGAAACGCAGAGAGCGATTGACGGTGTGAAGTACGAAGGTGCTATCAATACGGCTTCGATCAACCAGAACACGACTGCACAGGTGCAGAAGGTGCTCGACGCGGTTGCTGGAAACCGCATGGCAGACATGCAGAACCAGATCAATCAGCTCCAGCTTCAGGCGGCAATGTGTGGGATTCCGAGAACGAATCCCTACGCATACGGAGTGTATCCGTACAATCCGTCTCCGTGCTGCGGGAACTACAACTAACTGTACGCCCTGCCGCTGTATGGCGGCGGGGTATTTCATAAGAGGTAATATGACATGGCAAATTGTAACTGTCTTAAAAATCCACACTATAAATCCTCTGCGCAGTTCTACAACACTGCTGCGCAGACTATCGGAAGCGCTGCGGCAGCGCTCAACCTGCTTGGATCGGAAGTCACCGACACCGGAGCCTCCGTCAAGGTCCTGCCCGCTGCAATCGAGATTGAGCACGGCGGTCTCTACCAGATCGAATTCGCCGTCAACATCAATGCGACAGCGGCAGGAGATGTATCGCTCCAGATGGCGAAGAACGGCATTCCTCTGCAGGAAACAAAGAGGACGCAGACTCTCGCGGTCGGGGATGCTGTCATGGCAACAGGAACGGTCCGATACCTGGCTACGTGCTGCTGTCAGGAGCCTACACGGATCCAGCTCCTCATAGGCGCAGAGGGCGCAGCAGCAGGAACGGTAAACCTTGTATCCGGATGCATCGTCAAGCTGGCATAAGGAGGGCGTATGGATCAGATCAATGCATTCCTCGACCAGATCGACGAAGAGATCGAGGACATGAAGCACTATGCAAAGTGGGCGGCAGCACTGAAGGAGAAAATGCCCGGAGTCGCATCGACCCTTGCAACCATCAGTGCAGAGGAAGGAACACACGCTACGAGGCTGCACGAAGCTCTCAGCAAGGTGATTGAGAAGAAGAAAGAAGAGGGATGCTTCAGCGAAGCTATGCAGGAGATCTGCAGCTACGCAGAGAAGAAGCAGATCGAAGCAATCGCCGCCGCAAAAACCTACCAGTCAATCTATAAGGAGATGTAAAATGAAATTACCGGAGATCAATTCAAGCAACGAATTCATAGCAGAATGTTCCAACATTGATCTTCCGGAGTTTCTGGAGATCGTCGGATCCCTCATGGACGAAATCAAATTCCTGCATCCAGAGAAGTATAAGGAAATCATGGGGAAGATCCGAAACGCTAAACATTTCTGAAAAAAGTTGACACGGCGAGTTGACACGGAGTACGAAAAAGCCTTTGTTTCCAACGTTTCTAATGAAAAACAATGAAGTTCAAGTCCCATTGACCGCATAAATTGAGCCCCCGTCTGATGTCTATCAGGAAG